AGAATGATTCGTATTCAGCACGCACTATGTTGGTGCAAAAAGTCTAAGGGATGCACTACTTTAGTGCCTGGGGAGTTATCCACAAAGAGTCCACAAGTTATCCACAATTTCATATAGTGAAAAAGAATGTCTGTCCAGCACGCTATAGAGAGACAATAGAGAAGCTATAGAGAGACAATAGAGAAGCTATAGAGAGACAATAGAGAAGCTATAGAGACACAACAGAGAGACAACAGAGACACATTAAAGCCGTTTATTTAGTGTTGTATAAATGAGACAAGATTAAAAATAGTTATTGTTATGGCTTGTTTATTCGTTTAATATTGTCCTTGTAGTATTTATTAACTAATAATAAGGATATATACAAATGAAATTCGAATTAAGGGAAACGCAATCCATGAGTGTAGAAGAGTTGAAACGTAGACTTTTAGTCGCTGGTCTCTATTATGATGAAGTGGATAGCGGTATTGATGGTCAAGTATGTTTAGTTTTTGATGTAGACGAAGAGGAAAGGAAAGACAATGATTAAAGATTTTATATTTTACGTTCTGCCGCGAGCATTTGTTATAACTGTTTGTGTCTATTATTTTTGTAACTTTATAAAAGGTTTATAAGTCATGATGTTATTTTTATATAAAAGTAAAAAAGAATTAAAAGCCGCCATTGGTGAAAAATTAAAATATGAAGAAACTTCTATATTCGGTAATGAGTACATATCTAATGGTAATATTACAGGCGCGAATAGACCACAATTGACGGGAATAGGTAGAGAATTTTTTGCTACCGTCACATTAGAAAACGATATTATTAAAAAGGTTAAATGATCATGATTACATTATTAACAAAACAATCCGCAAAGCTTAACAAGTCACAAAACGAAACTACATTAATGAGGATTCAATATCTAGAACCTGACTTTAAGCCGGACCCAATAAAACACGCTAAAGCTGTAACGCTATTTGGCGCGATAGTATGTCCGGCTGCTGGTAAGTGTCGTGAAGTATGCCTTACAAGGTCTGGACGCATGCGGATGACGAATGCTATAGAAGCAAGGTTAAAGAGAACAGAATACTTATATAACAATCCTGATCTTTATCTAATTCAATTAAAAGGTGAAATCGCTAAAGAGTTAGCGAGCGCGACAAAACAAAATAAAAAACTACAGATAAGATTGAATGGGACTAGTGATCTAAATTTTAGAATGATTTATGAAGCTTTTCCAATGGTCCATTTTATCGAATACACCAAAAGAAAAGATTTGATTTTAAAGAATAGCGATTTATTAAATATCACCTACACATTTAGCAATTCAGAAAAAGCTAAACAAACAGTTTTAAAACGTGTCTCTTCTATGGGTATAAATGTCTCTGTAGTTTTCAAAGATAAACTTCCAAAACGGTATAAAGGTTTAGAAGTAATTGATGGTGATGAACACGACCGCAGAAACGAAGATAAAAAAGGTGTAATTGTTGGTCTAAAATTCAAGGGATCAAAAGCAGATTTAGAAAAAGCAATTAACGCTGGTTTCGCGGTATGAGTAATACTTGCGATTTATGCGGACAATTAGAAGACGAACGCGCGCTTCAAATTTATTGTAACGGGTGGTTATGTCTTGACTGTTCTATTTATTACACCGAAGAGGAGTTAATAGAACGAGGATTTATTTTTGAAAACACAAAAAACGAAAGGTAACGAAATGAACAAACACGTAATAAGTTTATATGACTTTACGACTGAAGCCGTTAAACCATGGGCGAAAGCTGGTTATGATTGTTTCTGTTATGACATACAACACGAAGAAACAGAACAAACAGAAACTTTTGAAAGTGGCGGAAGTATCACGAAGATTAAAATGGATTTACAAAAAACAGAAACGCGTTTAAACCATGTGTTTTATCCGTTTATTTTTGAATTGCTTAAACGTCACAGTTATAAAACAAAATTTTTATTTGGATGGCCGCCTTGTGATGACCTATCCGTCAGTGGTAGCGCTCATTTCCAAAAGAAAGCAGAAAATAATCCTAGATTTCAGATTGAAGCGACAGAAAATGCTAAATCCGTCGCTATGCTTGGCTCATTGTTGGAAGTCCCTTACCTTATAGAAAATCCTGTAAGCCGTCTTGCTACGTTATGGCGAAAACCTAACTATTATTTCCACCCATTCGAATATGGTGGTTATATTTCTAAATCTGAAGCAATCCACCCAAATTATCCGGACCATATCGCGCCACGTGACGCGTACAGTAAAAAAACATGTCTATGGACGGGCGGTGGTTTCGTTATGCCTGAAAAAAAGCCTGTAGATTGTGAGACATTCGGCAATAGCCGCCAGCATAGATTGTTAGGCGGTAAATCACTTAAAACAAAAAATATAAGAAGCGCGACAGCAAGAGGTTTTGCGAAAGCCGTTTTTGAAGCTAACAAGGGAGATATTTAAATATGAAAAATTTAATTTTGTTATTGGTTTTTTTAAGTCTCGTACATATTGGGGTATTGGTTTATATGGTTTGGGGGTTATATGCGTTTTGATTATGTTCTTCAAGTTTTAGGCAATCGCGGCAATTACTTAAACGCGCTTAAATTTGAAAACGAACAAGCCGCGCGAGACTTCATCAAAAAATATCTAAAAGACAAGCCGCCCAATTATTGGCGATTAATGAAAAAAGAAATAAACCTTTTACCCGCTTAGGCGGGTATTTTTTTGTCTGTAATAAATTGGTAACACTAACAGAACATAATAAAACAATCATAAAACCAAAATTTAAACGCATTTTAAGGCGTTCTAAGGCGTTTAAATTATTTATAAGGGGTAATACTATGGTTAAATTTTAAGCCGCTTAGAAGCTCTTAAAATCGTTTTGTCTCAATTCGTGATAGCGCACTATATTGGTGCATACTAAACGAGAATGATTCTCATTTGCATTTAGACGCACTATATTGGTGCATAAAGTTATCCACAGACTTGTCCACATTTTTGATTTTGTAAATTTGTGTAACTTTTCTGAAAAAAAGGTTTGGATTTTGAAAACCGTTTTTACTGGTAAATTTTTTTGAATTGCTATGCGCTCACACGACCCTCAAAAACCTGGAATAGTTTTGTCAAGTGTTTTATGTAAGTTTAGTGTATATTCCTGGGTAATGGGTACGATTAAAAATAAGTGTATGACATATAGTGGTAGAACTTGTTGTTGAAATAAAAAGTTTAGGGGGGTTGACATGATTGTTTATTTTTGATGTAATACATGTGCTGGTTAACAAACAAGGAGAAAAAAATGTTATATTTAGATGCAACAAAAGAAATAGAAGATTTGAAAGCCTGGATTGTAAACGATCCTACCAATGCTGATGATTATCGTGATCAAATAGACCAGATAAAGAAGGAAAGTAAATGGTTCTTCACGATTGACGGTAGTATAGAGTCTGGCTGGGATACGTATGAAGCAGCAGAAGAAGCGATGAACGATTGGATGTTAGATCACAAACACGCAGACGCAACTGCAGATGTAGAGAGGTTATACTAATGAAAGATATGTCACCATTCCAATGCGGTCAGGAAGACTCTTTCTTTAATCGTAAACTTAATCCAAGAATGATAGAGGATGGCGTTATTCATACTTTGTCTGAGGTAGAGCTTATTAAACAATACATCGATGGTTATATTGACTCGGAGGAATTTTATGAAGGTTGAGTTAATAGAGAATATGGGTTCCGATCTAACCGTAGTAAATGCGGCTAGAGTTTCATTTAATAAACAACACATGAAAGTAGAAACAGGTGATCTTGGTTTGATTAAGTACTTGGCAAAGCATCATCACTGGTCACCTTTCGCACACTGCTTTGTGCAATTCAGAATCAAAGCACCTATCTTTGTTGCTAGACAACTCCAGAAGCATCAGATCGGTCTGAGTTGGAATGAAATTAGCCGAAGGTATGTCAACTATGATCCAGAGTTCTGGACGGCTCAGGAAGGCTTTAGATCAGCTACAGCAGATAAAAAGCAAGGGTCAGGTTTTCTATCGCCCTTCAATCAAGAAGCTAAGGACATTCAGAACAGAATACATCGTTCTTGTCTCGCAGCATATCAAGACATGTTGAAAATGGGTATCTGTGAGGAACAATCCAGGACTGTTTTGCCACAATCCATGATGACCGAATGGTTTTGGTCTGGTAGTCTGTTTGCATTCTCAAGAGTATGTAATTTACGAATGTCTGAGGACTCACAGAAAGAAACTGAAGAAATAGCTGTACAAATATCTAAAGAGTGTGCTAAACTTTACCCACATTCTTGGAAAGCACTTACTTTTAATTACAACATAGGAGAAGGATGACATGTTTGACAATGAAGCAACTTACGGAAATATTCTTGATAATATTAAAGACTTATTACAAAACGAAAAAGGAATGGAACTATGCGATGTATATCATGCGACTCGATACTTAACTCATTTGAATCTACGAGAAGATCGGGAAAAACAAATGAATTTCTTGACATGTGCTCCAAGTGTTTATACGATGTCGAAGAAGAAATCACAGTTATAGATCGTTTAGATTTAAAACACGCTTCAGATGAGATTTATTACGGTGTTAAAGAGCTTAACTTTGATAGCTTGACTTTTACAAATGATTTTAAAGAGGAGTTTGAATAATGGATGACGAATATTATGATAGAGATGGACACGATGATGGTCAGTTCTTTGCAGATACCGAGGAGGAAGCTCATTTTTTTTCTGTCATAAGTGATTTTGCTGACTTACTTCAGATATATCCAGAGAGAGTAGTGATGGATTGTTTGAAAGGAATGAGAGATCAAGACGAAACATCTCTTAATAGTATTAATTAGTTATTTATTATTATATGGTTATAAGTTCTAATAAGATCTTATAAGAACTAATTAGTTTTTTAGGGTAGCACGTTTTAAAAGGATCGTCAATGGGTACACAATTAAAAGCACATCAACCATGTTCTTGTGGTTCGTCAGATGGAAGGACGTATTACGATTGGGGCTGGTTGTGTTATGTCTGTAAGGAGAGCCACTCAGAGGCTCACCACAAGGATGGAAAGGTAAACATGAGTAATGTATCAAATATTCAAAAGAAAGCCAGCACAGCGTCTTTTAAGCCTCCTGGAGAGGATGCTATGGTTCGATCCATAGTTGAAAGAGGTATATCAAGAGCAACTTGTGAAACTTACGGTGTTGTCTCTGACGGTAATGAGTATTGGTTTCCATACACAAATGCTGATGATAAGGTTGTTGCTTACAAAAAGCGTGGAGTGAAAGAAAAGAAGTTCTCGATCACAGGTGACTGGAAAGGAGCTAGGTTATTTGGTCAGCAGCTTTTTGGTAAAGGATCATCACGTTTTGTAACGTTGGTAGAGGGCGAGCATGATTGCTTGGCTGCCTATCAAATGATGGGCAGTAAATATGCTTGTGTCTCTATTCGTAATGGTGCGGCTAGTGCTATTAGCGATGCTCAGACTCATTATGAGTGGCTTGATAGCTTTGAAAACATAGTTGTTTGCATGGACAATGATGATCAAGGTAAAGCAGCAGCTAAACAGTTAGCAGAGTTGTTTGGTTCTAAAGTTAAGATGGTTAAGTTCCCTGATAACATGAAAGATGCTTGTGACTTTCTTGCACAACAAGAAGAGAAAAAGTTTCTTGAGTGTTGGTGGGCGGCAGAAAGATTTGTCCCCGATGGTATTGTTGATGGTGCGTCGCTCTGGGATGAGGTATCTAAACCAATAGAGAAAAGTCTAGTTGATTATCCTTTTGCAGGTATCAATAAACTTACTTACGGTGTCAGAGATAGTGAATTAGTTACGATTACTGCTGGCTCAGGTTTAGGTAAATCTCAGTTTGTTAGAGAAATTGTTTATCATGTTTTGAATAATACTGAAGACAACATAGGTTTAATGTTCCTGGAAGAGTCAACTAAGAAAACAGCTAGGTCTTTAATGTCGTTACATGCTAACAAACCTTTACACTTACCTGATGTTGAGTGTGATCCTGAGTTGTTACGTGAATCCTTCGATGCTACATTAGGAACAGGCAGGTTGTTTCTTTTTGATCACTTTGGTTCTACTAGCACTGATAATATTTTGAATCGTGTGAAATATATGGCTAAAGCCTTGAAGACTCGTTATGTTTTTTTGGATCACATAAGCATAGTAATTTCAGCACAAGGTGAGGGAGATGAACGTAAAGCAATAGACGAGATAATGACTAGGCTTAGGATGCTTTGCCAAGAAACTGGTATTTGTTTATTCATTGTTTCTCATCTTAAACGTCCTGAAGGTAAAGGTCACGAAGAAGGCACTGCCACATCTTTGTCACAATTACGCGGCTCTGGCTCTATAGCTCAGTTGAGTGATATTGTCATAGGACTAGAACGTAACGGTCAGCACCCAGATTCTATGGAACGTCACACTACCCATGTCCGAATACTAAAGAACAGGTTTTCTGGACTTACCGGACCTGCTGGGCGGCTGCTATATGATTTAGAATATGGTAGAATGGTGCAACGCCACGATGAGGATGAGTTATGAGAGAAATAATTATTGATGTTGAGACTAACAGTACAGCCACTCATATCTGGTGCGCTGTTACTAAAGACTTAGAGACTAAGGAGGTTAATGTATGGACGGAAGCAGAAAAATTACAAAGTTATCTGGCAGAAGAAAGTATCTTGATTGGTCACAACATCGTAGGCTTCGATGCTCCAGTATTGAAGAAGCAGTGGAATTTGAATATCGATATACACCAGTTAAAAGATACACTCGTAATGTCAAGATTGTTAAATCCAATACTCGAAAATGGTCATTCATTAAGAGCTTGGGGTCACAGACTAGGAAACTACAAGGATGACTTTAAAGACTTTGACGGTGGGCTTACAGAAGAGATGGTCAGCTATTGCAAACAGGATGTTTCCGTTACCGAAACATTATATAAGCGTCTTAGCAATGATCTATTGGATTGGGGTGACTCAGTTTCTATCGAACATAAAGTGGCTATTGAGGTTAAGCGACAAGAAGAAAACGGATTCAAGCTTGATGTTAAGAAAGCAATCTTCCTTCTTGTTGACTGGAGGAAGAGACTGGCAGAAATTGAGGAAGAATTACAAGAAGTTTTCAGACCTATTGTAACTGAACGCATCAGCGAGAAAACTGGAAAACGTCTTAAAGATAAAGTAGAAGTGTTCAATCCAGGTTCACGCAAGCAGATAGCAGAGAGGTTAATATCTCTCGGTTGGAAACCTACCAAACACACAGAGAAAGGATCGGTGATTGTTGATGAGAAAGTATTACAAGCTATTGACTTACCTGAAGCTAAACTCATTGCAGAGTACCTACTTGTACAGAAACGGGTGGCTCAAGTTGAATCATGGATTGACCATGCGGATAACTCCGACAGGGTTCACTGTAAGATCATCACCAATGGAGCCGTGACAGGTAGGATGACTCATAGCAAACCTAATCTTGCACAGGTTCCGAGGGTAGGTAATCCGTTTGGCAAGGAATGTCGTGAGTGTTGGACAGTGGATCAAGGTAATGTACTGGTAGGCATTGATGCTAGTGGTCTTGAGTTACGTATGCTTGCACACTACATGCGTGACGAGGAGTACACCAACGAGATACTAAGCGGTGACATCCATACTAAGAACATGCAAGCAGCAGGGCTTACTAACAGGGATCAAGCTAAGACTTTCATCTATGCTTTTCTTTATGGTGCTGGCCCTGCAAAGATAGGTGCTGTCGTAGGTGGTGGTGAGCGTGAAGGTAAGAAGTTAATCGATAGCTTTCTAGCTAACACACCTGCACTCAAGACACTTAGACAGAAGGTAGATAGACTAGCTAAACGTGGCTGGCTGCCTAGCCTTGATGGACGTAGGCTTATTGTTCGCTCACCTCATGCTGCCTTGAATGTATTACTACAAGGAGCAGGTGCAGTCGTAATGAAACAAGCACTAGTACTGTTGCATTCTAAGTTGAATTGTGGTATAATAGATGCTTCATTTGTAGCTAATGTTCATGATGAATGGCAGATAGAGACGAATGAAAAACTTGCTGAATCTGTAGGTCAAGCTGGCATACAGGCAATTCAGGAAGCAGGACTCGCACTAGGGCTACGTTGTCCACTCGATGGCGAGTATAAAGTAGGATCTAATTGGGCAGCAACACACTAAGGAGAAGTAAAATGCAAGACTTAAAAGCAATAAAGGTAAAAGCTGATATCATGTGGGCTTTCCTTGACACACCTAACCAGATGTCTGAGAAGTATCAGGTTGATTTGTGTAACCTATCTGATGGTGCAGTCTCTGCACTAGAGGATCAAGGTATCGAGGTGAAGCGTAAGGAAGATAAAGGCTTCTATATTGTAGCTAAATCTAAGAAGTTTCCTATCAAGACTGAGATGCCAGATGGTTCAGGTGTATCAGGTAAGGTAGGTAACGGATCAAAGGGAGTAGCATGGATTAAACCATACGCTTATCAGTTCAAAGGTAAGGCAGGTGTATCCGCAGGTATCAACAAGCTAGTCATCACTGACTTGATTGTATATGAAGCTGATGAGACATCCCTCGATGACAACTTAGAAGAAGCGTTGTAATGAGTACCCCATCAATGCAGGATGTCAAAGCCCTCATTGATGGGGACATCCTAGTCTATCGTGTGGGATTTTCTATTGATGATCCAGAGGAAGAGAAGTATGCCATCTCTAGAATGGGACACTTTATTGATAACCTCTTAAGCATAGAAGGGGTTGAGTCTTACTCTGGTTTCATTACTGGTAAAAAGAACTACCGACAAGAGATAGCTACCGAAGCCCCATACAAGGGCAACCGTGCGAAAGCTAGAAGACCTGTTCATTACGACACACTACGTGAGTACCTGACAAGTAAGTGGGGGTTTGAATTAGTAGAGGGACAAGAAGCTGATGATGCAATAGGTATTGAAGTATACAACTTACCTAAAGATTCTTCTTGTGTTATGTCTATAGATAAAGACCTCGACATGTTACGTGGTTGGCATTACAATTTTGTCAAAGAAGATTTATATTATGTAGAAGAAGAAGATGCCATAAGAAATTTCTATACGCAGATATTAACTGGTGATCGTGTTGATAACATTCAAGGTCTTAAGGGTATAGGTATTAAAAAAGCCACTAAGATATTACAAGACTGCGAAGGTGAACAACAACTGTTTGATGCTGTGCTATCTGCTTATGATAATGACATCGATACACTAACTGAAAGAGCGAGACTACTATGGATACGAAGAAAAGCTGGGGAGATTTGGACACCAAAGACTTTCCAGAAATAGTTTATATAGAATGGTGGGACGCTTTGTCTGATTGTGGTTGGGAGAGTAATGTTAAACCTGACATTCATCCTGTATTAAGTATGGGGTTTGTTGTATCAGAAGATGACTCAGCTATATGTATCGCTGCTGCATTGTCTCATGAGCAATCTAACTCAAGGCTACACATACCTAAAGGCTGGATCACTAAGATGAAGAGAGTTCGTTTAAATAAATTCTTAGATGTAAGGAGAAAGAAATCAAAACCCAAAGTGCAAAAGCAAAAGGAAGAAAGCTACAGCAGTGGTTCCGAGATCAAGTCCTCGAACTCTTTTCCTTTTCCAAAGACGATGTAAGATCAACTAGCATGGGTGCAGGAGGGGAGGACATCCTCTTCTCTCAATCCGCAGGAGACAAGCTCAAGATATCAGTAGAGTGTAAGTCAAGGGAGTCAATAGCTGTGTATAACTACTACGCTCAAGCTAAAGACAACTGTCCTGATGATAGAGAACCTGTGTTAGTTATCAAGCAGAACAAGACAGACCCATTGGTAGTTATAGATGCGGTCTATTACTTACAACTACTGGAGAGAACAACATGACTACATACAGACTAAGGTATATTAAGAACGGTACTCTTGTTACTAAAGAATTTAATATGCGTCCTGTTACTAAAGAAGACGAAGCTAGTTATAATAAAATCTTCTTAGAGATTCAAGATGCTTACAACAAAGGATTAGTTAGATGAGACACTTAGTTATTCCAGACACACAATGCAAACCCAACAACTCGTTCGATCATTTAGAATGGGCTGGTAAGTACGCTGTCAAGACTAAGCCTGATGTTATCGTTCATCTAGGAGATCATTGGGACATGCCTAGCCTGTCTGTGTATGACGTAGGCAAGAAGTCTTTTGAAG